TGCCCCAAGCCCACAGCTTGCACCGGCCGCCCGCAGCTGCCGCTGGAGGGGGGAGTCGTCGACCTTGACTTCAACCGAACCATGGTTATTTACATTTAATGAAATCAACCGGTTCATGGTTGAAGTCAAGGTCGACGACTCCCCCCTCCAGCGGCAGCTGCGGCGGCCGGTGCAAGCTGTGGGCTTGGGGCAAGCACCAAAATCAAGGATAAAAGGAGGCAGCATGTTGCAGCCGATTTAGTTGTAAGTTGAAGTTGGAGGAGAGCAGACGTAGGTACGTAATGGCATCTTTAAAAGATTTGTGTAAACAGGCAGTGTTAAAGTATTATAGATGGAATTGGAAAAAGACAGAGGTTTTACCAGTAACATTGCAGAATGAGTTATTAACAGATTGGTTAAAATGTGACGAAGTAGTATTAGAAGAATTTGAAGAACTAAACGAGCGAGCTCATCAATGTGATTACGAAGTTAATGTTTGGCGTAGAATCAAGCAGATAATGTGTCCACAAATTTATGTTGGGTTAATGGAGCATCCAGATACAGTACCTCAGTTTGCTTTTGATCATAGTCATATAATAACAACTTCAATTGTTTGGTATAAAGAAGAATATAACAGTGAAACTGAAAGTTATGAAAGAGAAAGATTATGTAGTCAGTGCTGGTATAGAATGGCAAATCCTCGAGCAGATGATAGTGCAGATCAGTGGTATATGAATGGATGGACCTTTGGACGCGAATATAGTCATTATTGTGTTTGTAGTAAAGAAGACGTTTTAGATATAATACAGGATAAAAATAATTGGTGCGCTATTTGTGTTACTCAGAGTTTGATTGATATTTTAACTTATGATGAGTGTGTAGCAGAAACTGAATTTCATGAACCAGGTTACCGTCCATATGTTACTAGAATTAAGGGCAATACTTTGTTGTAGATGAATTATGGCCGTCTCACCGACTTTTGGAGCCGCTTTGGAGTCACTATGGGAGATGATGCCGGACGAGATAGCGTCTCATCCAGCGACATGGTGGAAGCTGTTGGAGGAGAGCCCTCTGGAGGACCGGTTCAAGGACAAGCTGAAGTCACTTCTAGTTCGGTGGACCAAAAATTACAAGAATTGGTTGATCGGTTCGTTTCCCGCCTTGAAGAAAAAAATTGGAAAGACAGTGGATACTATATTAGCGATGTATATGCCTGCGAATCATCTGAACGAGCTAATGCACTGGCTAGACGACTGGAGCAAAGAGCTGAATCTTTCGGAAGAGGATTTATCGGAATATTTATCCACAATAATCACGTCCATACAATCCACGCATGCCCCTACACAAGCAGGACGTGCAGGTGCCAGTTCAAGAACTTCCCTGAAGCGAAAGAAGACATTAGACGATTGCTTCGAAAGCCTCCAGCCATCGAAACGTTCACACGACGAGACTGGGAAAATATCACAAAGTATTTTTGTACGTCAGGGCGACGAGCAACGTTCTTTAAAATCTTTGGACACCTACAAAGATTACCTCTTGAAATTACAGCTTTATCCGACTCTACAATATCAGGCCAAGATGGAGGAGGACCGGACTCAGGCGTGGAGAACTGCAATGATCCGCTTGAATTTCACAGTGGACCAGAAGTCGGGGATATTCCAGCGCGTCCTAGAGCTAACCGACGCCGTAAAAGACGAGATCAAATTGTTGTTGGCGGAGACGGAGGAATCGGAGGAGCTACAGGAATAATTTTGGACTTGTTAAGTAAGTGTGCAGTCTGTCCTTTAACAGAGATAGTGTTTACTAAAGAATATTTGCAAGATCCCATAGTTGCTTGTAAAAGATTAGATTCAAAAGAGGTTAAGGATGCTATAGATACTAGGGCTAGTGTAATCAATACTTGGGAAAGGGAAGATTTTGTTGCTTTTTATAATAATCCAAATACTATATTAATTTGGAGTGCACGTTCTCTTAATGCATTTGATAGTTATTACTTTAATTATGAAGAGTCTTTTAATGTAGTAACTGAGTTACTTACCTTTCAAATGGGTGAAAATCTTGTTCAATTTTGTAGGAATCTTGTAGACACTTTGGAATGTAATATTCCAAAACGTAATTGCTTTGTAGTTTGTAGTCCACCTAGTGCTGGGAAAAACTTTTTCTTTGATGGTGTTAAGGATTATTATTTGAATTCAGGACAGATGAACAATCCTAATAAATATAATCAATTTGCATATCAGGATTGCCATAATAGAAGGATTATTATATGGAATGAACCTAATTATGAACCAAGGGAAATGGAGAACTTAAAAATGCTGTTTGCTGGTGATAATTTGTCTGCCAATGTAAAATGTAAGCCTCAGGCAAATGTAAAACGAACACCTGTTATTGTGTTGACCAATTCACTGCCAAATTTTTGTCAACAAACAGCATTTAATGATCGTGTAATAACGTATCATTGGACTCAGGCTACATTTTTGAAGGACTACAATAAAAAGCCGAGACCAGATGCTTGTGTTGATGTACTGTATTCTTTATTGCAATAAACTTACAATTCAACTGAATTTAGAACTCTTTGTGGTTTACCATAGAAATATGGGCGATCAAATGTTTGCAACATTGGTGCAGTTTTAGTAGCAGCTGTAAATTGTGAACGTAATGGAATATCTGATACATTGCCTCTTGGATACGTAAATGGTTCTGTTGAAACGCATCTAAGTCTACATTCTACTGTCCAATACATTTGACAGTCTAACCAAGATGATGCATTAATTGTATTTACAGCAGTTCCAAGTTTTGGTACTGCACGAACACCAACGTGCAAACTTTCTTGATCGCCACATGTTGCTCCTTGATATCCTGCCTCATTGTACAATCCTCCTTGTTCCATTGGAAATTTTGTATATAATGTATCAAAGTCAGTGAATGTACTATTAGAAAGTGCTTCTCCTGTCTTTAAATCAACACCTCCTACTTGTAAATGACCTAGAGTCATAGCATCTTCCTTTCTAGAATTGGCTCCTTCAACTGCACTAAATCCTGTACTAGGCATCCTAACTGATTGTAGATCTACAATTTTACTACCTGCAGGAATAACAACATTAGCAGGTTGACTTTCTTTCTTTTCAGGAATATCACCTGGCAAGTAAATAGAATCTTGGTAATGTCTTGCTCTAGTAGTTAAAGGAGCATATTTAAAATCATGATGTGCAGATAAAACTTGTTTACCAATTAAATCCATTGAATTAAATTCAGAACAATATTTATTGTATTGAGGAAACCCACTATCTATAGTTTGTGAAGCATATACAGTATAATATCTTAGTAAACCCATCTCTTTACCTGTTGATATTGCAGGTACAGTCGGAGTATTTGTTGTACGAGTAGTTGTACCATACATTTCTTTTGATAATCTATCTCTAAATTTTTGTCCAGTATATTGATCTGCATTAGTTTCAAACCCAAGCGGTTTCATTGGTTCATCACTTGAAAATGTATAATCTCTATCACTACCAAACAAGTGGGGATTGTTTCTTAAACCTTTTGCAATACGAGTAAATTTATTTTGATTTAATGTTGCTTGTGTACTATTCGTATCTGCTGTTTGAAAAGCTACTCTTGGATTATATTGATATATTTTAATATCACAGTCTGTTGCAAATACTCCTGTCATTTCTCTCAATCTATTAAATTCAGCAAAAGACATGTACATAAATGCATATTCCCAAGGAATGTTTACTAAAGATGTTGTCAATGCCCATCGTTTAGCCGGAGCTGTAGTTGTACCTATGTCGTCAGGTAGTATTACATCTGCTACACCAAAAGATAAAAATTTCCATTTTTTTGTGAAAGTCCATTCAAATTTCTCTACATGTATTCCCCTAGATATAGGCATAATACCCCTACTAGCATCTAAATCTAACATTGTACTAGAACCCATTGAACCATCTGTATTACCTGAAGTGCCTGGTAATGCACTTCCACTATGTTCAGAAGGTTTATTTTTTTTTGTTGGAGTACTAGCAGAATCAGGTTCTTCCGCTCCTCTTTTTCCTGTAACTATAGCCTCTGGTGCAGACATCGTTTGTGCAGGTTCTTGAATCGTTGAAGGCTGAACTGGCAGTTGAGCTGGCACTGGATCTGGTCGTGAAGAAGGACCAGCAACTGGTTGGTCGCTGTTTGATGTTCCTCCTTGTGATTGTTGGGGTGAACCTATCGGAAAATTGTCTAATAAACGATCCAATTCATCTAAATCTTGTATGGCATTATTAGGAGCAGGTGAAGGAGGACGTGCAGCAATAGGTGGTTCAAAATATTGTCCTCGTCGTACTAATGCTAAATTATATTGTTCCATGGCATATCTGCGCTGTCCCTCGTTCATCCGCTCCCAATTTGGCCGTTCATAAGGAGGTGGTTTATTATAATTAACTGGCATATTTACCGTATTGTACCTTTCCTGTTAGTTTTTCCACTAGTTGTTTGCCTGCTAAACCAACGGCACCAATTACACCTTGTGTCTGTGATATAGGGTTATGTGAATGTGTAGCTTCTTGAATAAACTGCCCTATTGCCTCTGTATCAGCACGTTGAATATCAATGTCACTTTTTGCTTCACTATAATGTATATCGTGTCCTTGTGCAATAAAATCACTTCCAGTTTTTGCGTCTTGTATTGTATTTCCAGGTCCTATATTATTTGAAAAAGGTAAAACTATACCTTGTTGAATTCGTTTTTGTCCTGCACGTGGATTAACTAATTTCCAATGCTGTGCATACTGTGCTTTAGATACCTTATCCCACTTTACACCGTAAGGTTTTATAAGTCTATCTCTCTCTGCAAATGGTAAACGACGTAATTCCCAAGGCACTGAATTATAATATTCGTCTCTTGATTTAAATACATTCAATGGATTACCACTACTTGCTGCACGCCCTAGTTGACTTTGAAATATTTTATCGTATTGTGCCCCTGCTCCACCTGCGGCACTAGTTGGTTTCACTGGTAATCTACTTGCACCGTATCCACTATGTACTTTTGGCTCTATTCCACCATATTCCACTGTTGCACTATTCACTGGTAACAAAGGCACTGACTCTAAGCCGGACGTAGACATACTAACGACTCCACGTGTTTCCCGCCCTTTTTAACCTTGATCTTGGTGCTTGCCCCAAGCCCACAGCTTGCACCGGCCGCCGCAGCTGCCGCTGGAGGGGGGAGTCGTCGACCTTGACTTCAACCATGAACCGGTTGATTTCATTAAATGTAAATAACCATGGTTCGGTTGAAGTCAAGGTCGACGACTCCCCCCTCCAGCGGCAGCTGCGGGCGGCCGGTGCAAGCTGTGGGCTTGGGGCA